CCTTCAGCCCTTTTTCATGTCTACCGTGGGTATGGCGACGCGTACCGTCGGCGATTGCGTCAACGATCCCAAGCACAATTTCGGTTTGCATGCGGAGGACTACACTCTGTTCCGGATTGCGACGTTCGACGACGAGACCGGCAATCTCCAGCTGCTGGAACCGCGCGAAACGATTTGTTCGTGTGTCCAACTCAAGCGTAAGGAGTCCTAAGCCATGAAGATGCGCAGTGTGATGGAGCATGCGTTTTCGCGTGTGCCTCAAGCGGATATTCCGCGATCGAGTTTCGACCGTTCCCACGGGTACAAAACCACTTTCGACGCCGGCGTCCTGGTCCCGTTTTTCGTGGACGAGGCGCTGCCGGGCGATACCTTCAATTTGCGGCTCACGGGTTTTGCCCGTTTGGCAACCATGATCTACCCGATCATGGATAACATTTTCATGGACACGCATTTTTTCGCGGTGCCCATGCGGTTGATCTGGGACAATTGGGAACGCTTCAACGGCGCGCAGACCGATCCGGGCGATTCCACGGATTTCCTGATTCCCACGCATGAGTCCGGCGGCGCCGGTTTCGGCCAGGGCGGTTTGCACGATTACATGGGCATTCCGACGCTCGTGGGCGCGATTACGACGGTGAACACGCTGCCGTTTCGTGCTTATAACCTGATCTGGAACGAATGGTTCCGGGACCAGAACCTCCAGGACTCCGTCAATGTGCCTCGCAACGATGGTCCGGATTCCGCCGCAGATTTCGCAAACTGTTTGCCGCGCGGTAAGCGGCACGACTATTTCACGTCGTGTCTGCCGTGGCCGCAGAAAGGCGATTCCGTCACGCTCCCGCTCCTGGGCGATGCTCCCATCAAGACGACAACGACCGACTTGGTCACCGGCGCGGCGCCGGCGCCGATGTACCTGCACCGTGTTACGGATGGTGCGGACGCCACGGCTAGCCGTGTCCTACGTACGGCGGGTGAGACGCCGTCGGGTCAATTCATCGGTTCGGCGCTCGCCGATTCCTCGGTGGGCGATGGTGGTCTGTATCCTTCGAACCTGTACGCGGACCTCAACGACGCGAGTTTGGCTACGATCAACCAGCTCCGCCAAGCGTTTCAGATTCAGCGTTTGCTGGAGCGCGACGCGCGCGGCGGCACGCGTTATACGGAGATTATTCGGAGCCACTTCGGCGTCACATCCCCGGATGCCCGGCTACAGCGCCCCGAGTACCTCGGCGGCGGTTCCTCGAGGATCAACGTATCGCCGGTCGCGACGACGACGCAAGGGACGCGTGACGTTGGCGATTTGGCTGCCTTCGGTACAGCTCATTTGAACGGCCACGGTTTTACGAAGTCTTTCACGGAGCACTGCTACGTGATTGGCCTCGTGTCAGTCCGCGCCGACTTGACGTATCAGCAGGGCATGCAGCGTATGTGGTCCCGCGAGACGCGTTACGATTTCTACTGGCCGGCGTTGGCGCAGATCGGCGAGCAGGCCGTTCTCAACGGCGAGATTTTCTATCAGGGCGCGGCCGCCGACGAGAACGTTTTCGGGTATCAAGAGCGTTATGCGGAATACCGTTACAAGCCGTCGCAGGTGACGGGGAATTTCCGGAGCAACGCTTCGGGTACTCTGGACGCGTGGCATTTGTCGCAAGACTTCGCGACGCTTCCGGTCCTGGACGATACGTTTATCGTGGAGAATCCGCCGATCGATCGCGTCATCGCGACGCCGTCGGAGCCTCAGTTCCTGTTCGATTCGTACATCAATTTCCGGTGTGCGCGTCCCATGCCGATGTTCGGCGTTCCGGGTCTGATCGACCACTTCTAAGGGGGCCGTATGGCTTTTTGGGCAGCAGCAGCGCCCGTGGTGGGTAGCGTGGTTGCGGGTTTGTTCGGCAAGAAAGGTGCCGAGGCTCAGAACCAAGCACAGATCGCGAGCGCTCGCGAACAGATGGCGTTTCAGGAGCGGATGAGCTCTACCGCTCATCAGAGGGAGGTAGCGGATTTGAAGGCTGCGGGCCTCAATCCGATTCTTTCGGCTGGTGGTGGTGGAGCTTCGAGTCCTTCAGGTGCTCAGGCGTCTATTCAGAACGAGATGACTCCGGCGATTTCGAGTGCGTTTCAAGCGCGCGAGATGGCGCAGAGTCTCAAGAACATGAAGGCGCAGGAGAACCTTTTGAATACCCAGCGCGAGAAAACGCATTGGGAGGCTCAGAGCGCGAATGATCAGGCTCGTATCGACAGGCAGTTGGCGGAGAATTATCCGGTGCTGATAAAGCAGCAGTTGGAGAACTCTGCGAATGTTCTGCAAGAGCAACAGGCGAATTTGTCTCGCCTCAAGCTCGACGAGCAGGTCAACGAGAGCTGGGCCGGACCGATCGTCCGTTTCCTGGAGCGTTTCATGGGTACTGGCGCTAGCGCTAGTTCGATTTTGCGGAATTTGGAAGCCCCAAGAGGGCGGAGGTAACAAGTCATGTCTCTGCGTTACAAGTTTCTGATGGATACGGGCACTCCCGAAGCATTGGCCGCCGCCGAAGATTTGCGGCGCGGCCGCGTGCGTTTCACCGGTACAGGGCGCACGAAGCAAGCGATGCGCGACGAGTGCAATATCAACAACATCATGGCCAAGTACCAGCGCACGGGTACCATTTCGCATTTCACGAAGCATGAGGCGCAGTACGGTTTTGCGCCGTCGGTGACTCTCCAAGAGTCGTTCGAGATCGTGGAGAAAGCGCGCGAGATGTTCTCGGAGCTGCCGAGTTCCGTACGCAAGCGTTTCGGTAACGATGTGGTCGGGTTTTTGGCGTTCGTGCAGGATCCGGCGAACAAGGAAGAGATGACCAGGCTGGGGCTCACGAAGGAGCCGGCGAAGGTCGTCAAGCCGGAAGATGCGCCGCAGGTGAAGCCCGACGGTACGACAGGCTAGTTTTTGGTGGACTGGCAGGAGCGGTGCTGAGCCGTTCCTGTCAGTCCGCACAGTTACATCAAGTAGGGTAACTGTGCTGATGGACGGCCGAGCCGTCCTTTATTCACGCGTATTTGCCGTCCCCGGGTTCTACCGGTTTGACGTGGACGCGTGAGACTCCTGCCCGTTTCCGGGCAGGAGTGACGGGTGTAAGACCCGTTTTATTTCTTTTTTTCCAGCGGGAGGTTCGGCTGCGACGCAGCGATTTCCTCACGCTGCAGTTTTTGGAGCGTCGCGAGGTGTTCCTCGCTTTCGACGACGGTCGCGCGCTGGCGCGCGAGTTTCGCCTCTAGGTTTCGGATGAGGCTGGCATAGTTCATTGTAGTCACCTATTTGTGAACGATAATGGTTAGTGAAGAAGTGTTGAAGCTGACGAATGATTTCGTCTAATAAGTAGTCTTTATACACGCCCGTAGATTAAGTGTTTTTTTATGTATACGTAAGAAGAAGAAGTTATGATGATATGCATTAAGATTCCTAGAAACGTCGTCATACAAAGCTATCATCGAGTTGGGTATTGTAGTTTTTGGGCTAATAGAAGGAAGTTTTATGAAGAAGCGCATGAAGATGGGGCGTGGCAAGAGCAAGAGGGATTTTCGGATGAAGAGCGCAGCCCATCCGCTGAACGCTCCGCGTTTCGTGATGAGAGGCGGTATCCGTCTCTAACGGTGTATGGCGTGCTACGCACCGCTCCAGGGGTACAGGGCTCGCTACGCGAGCCCTTCTGGTAAGCATGGCATCGTTTTCGACAAGAAGGAGGCATTGGCGGGGTCTCTCCCGCTTCACGTGCCCTGCGGGCAATGCATCGGTTGTCGTCTCGAGAAGTCGCGACGGTGGGCCATGCGTTGTATGCATGAGGCGTCGCTACATGAAGATAACTGTTTTGTGACGTTGACCTATGCTGATGAGAAGCTTCCGAACGATGGCAATTTACGGAAGGAAGATTTTCAGAAGTTCCTGAAGCGTTTACGGCACAAGACGGGGCCGTTTCGGTATTTTCACTGCGGGGAGTACGGTGAAAGATTTGGTAGACCCCACTATCACGCATGTTTTTTTGGCGTTGATTTCCCTGACCGCGCCCTTTATTCAGAACTGAACGACT